AGATTTTACAGATATAAAATTTATGGTAACATCAATACCTACTGATACTACTTTAACTATAACCATGGGATCTAATGAGTCTGGATCAGGAGCTTCTACGTCTGGTGGTATTAGAGTTAGACATTATTATCCAGTTGGACCTGCAGTAGAGACTGCAACAACAGGTTGGGGCCTTGGATCATGGGGTGGTGTACAACAAGGACAATTTACTTCGACGCTATCATCAGGAATAAATGCATCAGTTACATCTTTAACTATGGCAAGTTCCAGTTCTTTTCCATCATCAGGAACTGTACAGATAGGAACAGAGCTAATTACATATACAGGAAATAGTGGCGGAACATTATCAGGATTAACAAGAGGTGCCGTTGGTACCACAGCAGCAATACATTCTAGTGGTGCAACAGTAACAGATGCATCAAATTTCTTTTCATGGAATGCTGCAGCATCAGGAGATATTGTAACAGCTCCTGGACTTTGGTCACTAGATAACTTTGGTAATAAACTTATTGCAACAATAAATGGCGGTGAAAGTTTTGAGTGGGATTCAAACCCTACAGGTGCGAACAACACAAGAGCAACAATTATATCTGGTGCACCCACTGCATCTGCATTTAGTTTAGTTTCAACTCCAGACAGACACTTAATATTTTTTGGTACAGAAACAACGGTTGGAACATCATCTACACAAGATCCTATGTTTATAAGATTTTCTTCACAAGAGGATATAGCAACATATACACCAAGTGCTACGAACACTGCAGGCACACAAAGACTTGCAGATGGATCTAAAATTGTTGGGGCTATTAGAGGTAGGGATGCGATTTACATTTGGACAGATACTGCATTATTTATTATGCGTTTTGTTGGTCCACCTTTTACTTTCTCGTTTCAACAGGTTGGTACAAACTGTGGATTGATTGGACAGAACGCAGCTGTTGAGGTTGATGGTACAGCTTACTGGATGTCAGAAAATGGTTTCTTTAGATACACTGGTAAACTAGAATCGTTACCGTGTTTAGTTGAGGATCATGTGTTTGATGATATCAATACAATTCCAAAACAACATATCAATGCAGGTCTTAATAACTTGTTTGGTGAAGTTATGTGGTTCTATCCAAACTCTGGATCAGCAACAGTTAATAGAATGGTTGCATATAATTATCTAGATTCAAGTCCCGAGCGACCAGTATGGACCACGGGGACATTAGCAAGAACTGCATGGCAAGACTCTGCTGTATTTGGTAAACCACACGCAACAGAATATGATACAAGTTCTAACGGTACATCAGGTTCTTCAACATTTGTACAAGGTAATGTTGACGGTGTTAGTTATTATTATGAACATGAAAAAGGACTGGATCAAATAAGAGAAGGTGCTACCACATCTATAACTGCAAGTATTGAATCTGGAGATTTTGATATAGGTTCACAGGGGTTAGCAGGGGATGGTGAGTTTATGATGAAAATAAGAAGAGTGATACCAGATTTTCTTGCACAAACAGGAGATGCAAGGATAACATTAAACTTAAGAGATTTTCCAAATGATACAGCAGCTAGTTCAACATTAGGACCATTTACTGTTTCAAGTGGCACACAAAAAATAGATACACGTGCACGTGCTAGATCAATATCACTAAAGATAGATAACACAAGCACAAGTCAATTTTGGAAACTAGGAACATTTAGAATTGATTATCAACCGGATGGTAGAAGATAATGGCTAGAATAGTACAAGCGTTAACACAACCTAATAGAGAATATAATCAACAAATACAACAATCGTTTGTTAGAGATGTAGATAGTATAGTGCAAAAATTAAATACTACATATCAACAAGATCTAAAAGACGAAGCAGAAGCGGGGGCTTTTTTCCTTGGCTAATTCATTTGTAAATAAAAAAGTAGATTTAACTACCACTAGCGTTACAACACTATATACAGTGCCGTCGGCTACAACTTCTATTATAAAATCTATATTAGTATCAGAAGACTCTGGTAATGCAGATACCATAACTGTGACTATTACAGATACTAGTAGTAATGTATTTAGTCTTTTTAAAACAAAGTCCATATCTGCTAATGGCACAACAGAATTATTATCAGGACCTTTAGTATTAGAGGAAAGTGAGATACTAAAAGTGACTGCAGCAACAGCTAATAGACTACATGTGATCCTCTCGGCCTTAGAATCTAAACCTAGAGAAGTTACATCATAGTCTTGATTTATTAGTTAAAAGCTAGTAAATTGATAAATTCAGGTGTAATTCCTGCCTAAATAATATAATAACAATTGACATATATATGATTACAAGAGGACAAATGCCAAGACAATTACGTAATAAAGGAGGAATAACTAATGTTGTTCCTAGAGAAGGTTTTATATTTGGTGGCATAACAAAAAGAATACGAAAACTTATACCTAATGAGATTGCAAATTTTGCAAGTAAAGCAGCACCATTTGTTGCACCATTTAATCCTGGTGCTGCAGCTTTAATGAGAGGTATAGGTAGATTTGATAAACGAGGGAGTTTTAGTGATGCAATTAAACAAGGTCTTGGAACTTTTGCTTTTGGTAAAGCTGCAGGATATTTAGGTGGCGCACAAAGCGATGGTGGTATTTTTGGTGGTCAAACATTCAGTAAACAAGGTTTTAGTGAAGGCCCAGTAGGTAGATTGTTTCAAGGTGGAAAAGAAAAATTATTAAGTGACGGAGGCGGCGGAAGCGGCAAGGGAGTTGAATTTATTAAAAAAGGAACTGAAATGTTTAAAGATGTTCCTATATTAAGTGAATTACCTAGCATAGTGCAACAACAAATATTAGTCGGCGGAGCAACTGCTGCAGGTAGTTACATATATCAAAAATTTTTAGCAGATGAACCACCACAAGAGGAAGGTGAAACTATGGAAGAATATTTAGCTAGAAGAAAACAAAACGTTGGTAATAAAATGAGAACGTACTTTGATAATTATTTTAAATTTGACCCAGAGTATTCTGCATTAGATGATGCAGGTAAAAATGCTTTTGTTGCAAGATATAATTTAAAAAAAGGTGGTAGAATAGGGTATTCCAGTGGAAGTGGAGAAAAAGCTTTTTCTAAAGAAGAAAATTTAAAAAGATTTGAAGCAGCTAAAAAACTAGCAAAAGAAAAAGGAATATCTCTTCAAGAAGCTTTGGATATTACTCTGTCTGATAGTTATAGAATAGAAGAAGCAGATGGTGGTAGAGTTGGTTATCAAACTGGCGGTATCACTATGGCTAATACACTTGCAGAAAACATAAGACGTAATATAGCTAATCAAGCTGCAGTTGCGCAACAGTTTCAAGCAGCAAGAAGCAGGCTACCAGGTTACGTAGAACCTGTAGTTCAACCAGCACCTGCACCCATACAACCTACACCAGTAGATCCTTCCCCACCTACAATAGGTCCGGTGTTACCAGTAGAGCCACCAACACAAATGCCTATTGAAGAAGAACCAAAAGTAATACCAATTGAATCTAACATAATACCAATACCATTACCTGGTGGTGGCGGTGGATTTGGTAGTATACTACCAGGTTTGATTGGAGATGTTCTTGATCAAGATCCAGATGCTTTTGCTCCACAACCTATATTAGAAGATGTTCTTAAAAAACTACCTGTAGCACCAGATCCAGATACACCAATAGAAGAATTAATTGATGGACCTTTCCCTCCAACCTTACCTGTAGAACCTATGACAGATCAACAGATACTTGAAGGTTTTGCAGAATTTAAAAGACAAAATCCAGATCTTATGAATAGACCAGCTACTCAAGCAATCGTTAATTTAATTTTACCTGGCGGCACACCTATTAGTTTTAGAAGTGGTGCGGGAGCAGCGGCTTTAAATCAATATTTAGAATCAATTGGAATGGGACCTGCACAACGAGGTGACTATCCTACAGAAAAACTAGCAGGCGGAGGCATGCCAACAGGCATCATGAAAACAAATAAAGCTGGAGTTATGGAAAGAGACTACAGAGATGAAGGTGGCTTTGTACCTGTGGGTATTAAAGAAAAAGCAGACGATGTCCCTGCTATGTTATCTAAGAATGAGTTTGTATTTACAGCAGACGCAGTTCGAGGAGCAGGCAACGGCAGCATTGAAAAGGGAGCACAAAAGATGTATGATACCATGAAAAAATTAGAAAAGAGAGTTGTATAATGTCAGATGACGCTAACGAGAGACTACTAGAAAAAATTTACGAAGATCTTTTAGATGAAGGTTTCTCACCAAAAGAAGCTGCAAAAAAAGCTAGAGAAATGTTTGAAGACATGGCTAACTCTATGGCAAAAGGTGGTAGAGTAGGTCTTGCAGATGGCACACCTATGAAGATGGCATCAGTAGATGATCCTTTTTACAGAGACAGTGAAGGAGATAGAGATGAACATTCTATGAGACTGTTTGGTAAACCATATAAAAAATTAAACGCAAGTGAATTAGAAGAGTTTCAAGAAGAGATGATGAGATTAATGAATAAGTTTATGGCAAAAGGTGGTAGAGTATTAAAACAAACAGGTGGTATTACAGAAACAAGAACATTACCACCAGAATTTATAGAAGCAGCACAAAAAACATACTTAACTGATTTATCAAGACAAGCAGGTATACCAAGTATTACTACGGCTGTTCAACAACAGCCTGGTGAAACTGCAGCTCAATTTGCACAAAGACAAGCACAAGCTCAACAATTTGGTATTACAAGAGCAGGTATGGCTGAACTTGCACCACAAGTTGCAGCTCAAGATGCTTACCAAGCAGCAGCATATTCACAAGCAGTAGACCCAACTACAGGTCTTGGATCTTTTCAACCGTTTTTAACAGCAGCACAAACAGCAGCAACGGGAGCAACAGCTCTAACAGGAACTGGAGCAGGAACCGGAACAGGATCAGTGCAATCTTACATGTCACCTTATCAACAACAAGTTATTGACACGACTCTTGCAGAGTTTGATAAACAAGCACAAATAAGACAAAATCAAATAGCAGCTCAAACATTAGGTGTGCCAGGTGCTTTTGGTGGAGGACGTGAAGGTGTACAAAGAGCCGAGTATCAGGCAACAAGTGACAGGAATCGAGCAGCAACTCAAGCTAATTTATTACAACAAGGATTTCAAAACGCAGTAGCAAGAAGACAACAAGATTTACAAAATCAAATGGGCTTATCAGAATTACAATCAGGTTTAGGTGCAAGAGCACAAGACTTTACTAGAGCACAGATATCTGGTCTTGGCACATTAGGAGCACAACAACAAGCACAAGCACAAGCTGTTCTTGATGCACAAAGACAAGCATCACAAATGGCAGTTGATGATCCAAGACAAAGATTAGCTATGTTTGGTCAAGGTATTACAGGACTAACACCAGGAGCAGGATCAGTGCAACTTAGCCCAGAACAACCAGCAGCAGCACAAAGCAGCCCACTAATGACAGCATTAGGTTTAGGTTTAGCAGGAGCTGATATATACGGAAGAATATTTAGATAATGTCTAGAATTTTAAAAAGACCAATGTTTAGAAGAGGTGGGTCCACTAACGATGGTATTATGACTGGTATTGTTGATAGAGAAAAAAAAGCAGAAGGTGATATTGGATCTAGAACAGAAGAAATATTAGCAGCAATGCAAAAGTATGCACCATTGGAAAAAACAAGATTTCCAATAGGTCAAATAGGGTTAAATTTAGCATCTGGTCAATTTGCTGGAAGTGGTGCGTTACAAAATATTATTGGTTCTGCACAAGATCCATATGCTCAATTTGTAAAAGCAGATGATGCAAGAAGAGCAGCTTTAGCTAAAAGAAGAGCGGGAGCTGTAGGCATAGCTATTTCAGAACAATCTGCAAAAGATTTAGCAAAAATAAAAGCTAAATCAAAAGATTTTTACGCAGCGCAAACTCCAGAAGAACAATTTAAAGTTAAAAGCAAAATATATTCAGAGTCTAGAGTTCCAGTTGTAAGAGATAATGCTACTAATATAGCTAATTTTGAAGTTAGACATAGAGATAAGCCTTATGTTCAATTAGGTTTTGTTTATAGTAATAAAACAAAAAAATTTGAACCTAATTTTTCTGCTATACCATCTGGCACTATTACATTCAACCCTGTAGACAATTTTGCTTATAAAAGAGAGGGTGATAAATTTATAAGACTAGACCCAATTACATTATTACCGATTGAAAATGTTGACGGAACGGAGTAATTATGGCTTTTGTTATCGATCCCGAAACAGGTGCTTTGATACCAGAAAATCAATCAGAAAATAAATCT